AGATAAGACGTTCTGATCTAAGACCCCGTAATCTACGTTGCCTATTATAAACCCATCTATGACAGGTTCTAGCGTTGTAAACACCACCCTAAAGCTATTAGGGGTAATAATGTTGGATACGCCAAAGATCTGTAGGGTTTTCTCTAGTTTTGAGCCACCTGGTTGGGTGGTAATTACTGTGATCGGATCAAAAAAATCTAAACCTAAAGCGGCCTCTATGCCTGCGGTGTAGTTAGGGGTGTATAGGTCTAACTCGATAGCATCGCATCGAATGGTTGTCTCAGCCCTACTAGCCACATAGGCCCTGGCGTAATCTAAAGCTACGGCATCTGTCTGCATTAATAGATCTTGGGCGTTATATGAATGGATAAAATACTTGTCAATACTTGCCTGATTGCTGGCAGATTGAACCGAGCCGCCTAAACGATTTACCTGGGCAGAGTTGAATATAAGAGTGTCATCTAATTTCCACATAGCGTTGGCGTATGGGATACCTGTGCCATCATCTGCAAATACTGTGGGTGTGCCGCCAATAGTTTCTGTAGCTGTAAGTCTGTCCTTGAATATAAAGGATCCATCAAAGCCTACATATATTGAGCCATACTCTGATTGAGCAACAGTCTGCATAGCACCTAAAGCAGTACGAGCTGTGCCAGGATCGGCCTGTAATGTGGTTTGACCAGTATCGATATTTCTCATACTTGCTGGCCAGTCGATCTCATCTAATATCTCATTGATACGTGTACCTGATAGATCTCCAGCGCTTGCACCTGTGACTGTAGAGATCTGGGCATTGTAAGCCAGGCGCATGGCATCTACAGCTTGTATGGTTGTGTAGGCAACCTCTGTAGCATCTTTAGGTTGTGTGTTTACGTAGCTTGTGATAAAGCCTGAAAATAAAGGATAAGTAACATTGTTATAAGTGGCCGCTATGCTGACCTTTTTCATTGGTGTCAGTAATCCGTAGTATGGCCCAGTAGGATTGGTCGGGTTGAAATCGCCATTTTGATCTACTATGCGTAATGTTAATTGGCCAGTTTGGAATTGGTCATATAGCGCATTACGACCTACTGTGGTTTGGATAAAGTTGATACGATCTGACACATCAACAATAACTGCTACGCCATCTGCTAATACGTTTGTGCCTAATACGCCAATATCTAACTGCATAGCCTGAGCAGTGCTTGGGCCAGTTGAGAAATTTATTGTGGCGGTTATTACTGGTACTGTCACTGGAATGCTATCGATCCTGCAGGTATCAAAGCACCATTACCTAGTTTAGTAATCTCACCCAAAGCGTTTTGAATATAAATAGATAGATCTTGTTGGTTGGTTAATACTGCGCCTGTATTAACCTCAACCTTTTGCACAGTTACACCAGGGGTTGTGATGGCTGTTTGTGCGCTAGATGGCATACCGCCTGGCACTGTATACATACCCATTTGAGCAGCAAAATCATCTGCCTGTTTTTGTAATCTTGCAGACATAGCAGCTAATCCTGCGGCTGCGCCTGAGTCTAATCCTAAGCTTTTACCATAAGATACTAAATCCTGAAAAATCTGATCGTATTTGTCGGGTAAAGTATTTAATGCATTGGCGGCTTTATTAGCAGATTCAGCCAATAAATCTGTAGCGTTCTTAGCCAGTAACTCAGCATTATACTTCTTAGCCAAAGCCTCGTTATTGTCCAGGATGGCTATCTTGGCTTGAATACGTAATTTAGTCTCGGCATCGGTGGCTTCATTAAGTGCCTTCATTAAACCTATTCGCTCTGTGTCAAACTTCTCCGATAGTTTATCTACTTCAGTTTGCTTCTTATTCTTGGCATCTAATAATGCTAATTCTCTTTTTTTCTGCTCTGCTAATTTGTTTTCTAGGCGTAGTTGTTGAGCGAAGATGCGTGCAGATGATCGGCCTTGTTTGTTGTCTGGTTGAGCATTAGTCCTGGCGCTACCAGCCAGGCTGACAGCTCTTTGTAAGGCTAAGCCACCTGGTTGTAAACGTATTAGCAAATCGCCTAAACCACCAGAAGTTACCTTTGATGCTAAGCCATCTAACTTGCTTATCAACAAACCTACGCCATAAATGGCATCGCTTATAGACTTGGCAAAGGTGTCCATCTGTGTAGCAGCATCTTCTATGCTTCTATTCTTGCCCAATAAACTTATAGCATCTACTAAGCCTTTACCGATTTCTTCTTTAGCATTTTCTGTAGATACTCTCAATAAATCCATCTTGCCAGCATAAGTAGTTAATCTAGCTTGTGCTTGCCCAGCAAACTTCTGGTTTAATTCACCAAGAATCTTGTCCATATCGCCAGTCTTTAGCGTGGCTTTACTTATGCCAGCACCTAGGCGGCTAAGTCCTGCTGTGTTGCCTGAGAATCCTCTGGTTAATGCTGCGCTAACTTCTGTTAATGATCGACCTGTTGCAGCGCTTACGTTTAATGCCGTGTTTAATGCTTCTTGGCTTTTTGTAATAGATCCTGTAACTGTCAATAATTGCTGGAATGCTGGGCGTAATTGGTCATCTAATACGCCTGTGGCTCTCTCTAAATTACCTATGTAATCTTCTACGGCAGGTGCGCTAAACGCAAAACCTGTGTTTTTAAGTTGCTGCTCTAATGACTTGGCTGCCTTTTCATCAGCTGCAAATGCCTGTACTGCTCGCTTGCTAAATTGAAATAATTGTGATGCGCCAAAGACACCAGCAAATGTTTTGCCTAGTTTATTGACTTGTTTGTCAAAGGCTGAGATTTCCTTTTTGCCTTTATTAAGTGCTTTACCATTCCAGGTGGCTATTGCCGAGACTACTACGTTGGCCATTACGCTGCCTTCTTAATCTCTGTTGATTTGTTAAATTTTATAGCTGTAGAGTTAATAGCGCCCAGCATCGCTTCATAAACTTTGCCAGAATCTTGTGCCCAGGCTTTGTAAATTAAGCGGCCTTTAGTCTTTCGGCCACCACCACGCACGCCTTTAATCTTTGGCTGTGACGTTAATCCTGGTAATGCAGTAACAAACTGATAGCCAGCAAAAGGATTATTTGATGCGTACTCTCTAGTAGATTTGTTATAGGTGTATTCACGTGCCCTGGCTTTGCCTTCAAATCCTTGCACCTTGCCAAAGGTTGTGCCAGGCAGACTTGGATCGATTTGCTGAAATGGCGCTCTACCTTGTGGGTTTTTACGGCCAGCAGTTTCATATATGCGACCTGGTGCGCTTACGTTGTAAACATAATTACTAACTCTAAATCCATTTTTAAATGTTCGGTTATCGCCAGCGTTGTATCCAATACCAGCTTTAACTGTGCCAGCATCATATTTAGGAAATGGGCGGTAGTTAATCTCTGGGTTAGGCTCTTTAGTCCAACCTGATAACACCTCAGCATTACCAGGCACAAATGATCTAGCTTTAGCAGCTACGTTACGCATTAGTGGATCTATAGCAGTCCTAATACGATCTTGTAAATCTTTGTCAATAAACTTTAGACCTGCAAGGACATCCTTAACGCCTACGACTTCTGCTGGCATTTCGAATCTCCTTAGCTCTGTCGGTTAGCACCTGTATAATTGCGCTATACATTTCGCTATCCATGTCTATAAACTCTCTAGGCGGTATCCCAGTCTCTACGCTCAGTTGAGCGATTGAGTAGAGAATCGACGACCGCTCGATTATTTTTTTTCGTCATCCAATACTTCTACTGTGTCAAGTGTGTCAATAAATTCCACACCCCACAAAGGTATTTGAGCGCCAGCCCTGCGTAAGCATTCATAAGCCAACCAAAATATCTCGGTTTGCCTCTCATGCTCACGCAAGACTTTGCTAATACCTGATCCGTACTTCTGTTCGAAAGCGTACTCGACACCTGGTGTTATCTTGTGTTCGGAGACTTCACCATTAGCCCTTGTTATCTTTAGCTTTGCCATTATTACTCCTTAATTAAAATGCCACCGATGATGACACTGTAATTGCGGAGTTTACAGTAAAGGTAATGCTTGATGTTGCAATTTCGGCAACGCCACCTTGACCGATTGGGGTCAGGTTATTTACCAATACTGAAAATTGATAAGTTGGGTTTGTTGCTGACACTGCTGTGCCCTTAACAGTGATTACCGATACTGCCAGGGTCTTACCAAAGGCTGCGCTTAGTGTTTCGTTTACCTGAGAAGCTGCCCAGTCATTGATAAAGTCGATTGTAAAGGTGCCTGATTGTAGTCCAGCCACAAACTTATGAGCTGTATCGCCCATCGCTGTAACCTCTAACTCATCTACGATCTGGTTAATTACGGCATTAGTTACGTATGAGCTAATGTCGATAGAAGGTACAGTTGGTGCAGCATTAGTAGCCAACTTAACACCAACGTTATTATTTAAGTATATTGCCATTGTTATTCCTCGTCTTTCTTAGTTTGTGCTGTTGGTTTTGGTGCTTCTTTAATCTGGCCTGTTTTAATTAACCAGGCTAAGTCTTCTGATTGTGCCATTTTAACTCCAGCTCGTTAGGATTGATACTGTTATTTCCGATGTTAATAAATCTCCACTAGCTGCGTTAGTTATAGCTGGAGCGGAGACACTTGATATATTGTAAACCAGGGTTGATGCCGCTAGTTTAGTTACTACTGCCACTATAAAATCTTCTATGCCTTTAAGATTGCCCTGGTTGTCAAATGCAGGTGCGGTTATTAAAATCTTAAAATTAGCCAAAGGTGAGATACCAGTCTGGCTGTTGTTGTTAGGTGTAATGTATGGATCGCCAGGAGTAATTACTACGCTGTTTGCCAACAGTGTTGCAGGTGGAAATGCAAAGGTAGACCAGACTCCATTGTTAGTTAAAGCTGTGGCTAAGGTGCCACGTAGTGTGGTTATTGCTGCCATTAGCCGACCAGTGATGCTGGTGCTGAATAAGGTTGGATGAGGCCTCGTACTCGATTTATAAGCTGGTAACCCATCCGATAAGGGCTAGCGCTGACCCCATCCATACCTACCCCACCAGTCTGGCTCACTTGACGTGCTTGCCAGATGTCCACGGCCAGAATCATGGCCGCCTCTCTGATTGCGGGTATCACAGCATAATCATCTTCTTTAGTGTCTTGTCCTGATGCTTTGCCGCTTGGGATAATTCTATGAAATGGGTCGTCTGCGTGTACTTTAGCAAACTGTATAAATGAGTAGCCATTAGGGAATGAGTAATTGGTAAAGAATGACCAGAATGCTGTTGATATAGATACAGGTATTGTGATACCAGGTATTGTGCCTGTGATTGTGTGTTGTCCACCATAAGTTGATCCGCAACCCTCGATGGCTACGCTTTGTCCTTTTACAAATATGCCAGGATTGGCTAATACTAAAGTGGCTACGTTGTTTTGTAATCCTGCTGCCACAACAGGTGCATCATTAAACCAAAGATATTGATTAAGTAAGTCTTGTGCTGTTTGACAAACTTCTTCCACAACGGCATCGGTGTAAAGCGAGCCAATACCAAGATTGGTGCGTAATTCAGCTTTAGTTACGTAGGTGGCTGCCATTGTGATCCTCTCTTAAAAGCTCCCCTGGGGCTAGGGCTACTAAACCCCAGAGGATTACTTATTGATTAACGGGTTTTATCAGGTCTTCTTGAACTTGTAAATTCCGTTAGGCATTTTAGCAAGTGTGGCCATGTAGCCATAGATTGCTACCTGTACTTGTAGGTTTGATACTACGTTGACAGACATGAAGTTTTGTGCTGAGCGATATACAGTAAATGCCTCTGGTGCAAGGATGATGGCTGAATCGTCATCGAATGTGCTTGCAGTGAAGTTTTTATCTACGTATAGATCTAAGCC